ACAAAGATAATAAAGATGATGAAAAGAAAAAAGAATTGAAAGCGAATGCTGACGAAAAAGAAAAAGAAGTTAAAGAAGGTGAATTACCACCAGCTTTAAAGAAAGCAATTGACGCTAAAAAAGACAAAGAAGATGTCAAAGAGCAAGACGACAAAGAAAAAGAAGTTGTTAAAGCTAATACAGATGATGAGAAGAAAAAAGAATTGAAAGCTAACGCTGACAAAGAAAAAGAAGTAACAGAGCAAGATGAAAAGAAACCAGAAGAAATCAAAGCTAACGCTGAGAAAGACGCTGAGAAAAAACTTCAAGCTCAAACAGACGCTGAGAAAAAAGCTGATGTTAAAGAACAAGATGAAAAGGATGCTGAAAAAGCAAAAGAATTGAAAGCGCAAGAGATTAAAGATAAAATGAAACAAGTTGATGTTAAAGAAGATGTTAAGGCTTTAGTTGGAAACGAATCTGATTTATCAGATGAATTTAAAACAAAAGCTTCTACAATATTTGAGGCTGCAGTACGAAACAAACTTGCAGATGAAGTAATCAGATTAGAAGATGAATACGCTGACAAAGTAAAAACGGAAACTGAAACTGCTAAAAACGAAATAGTAGAAAAAGTTGACGGTTACCTTAATTACATAGTGGAAGAGTGGATGAAAGAAAACGAACTCGCTGTGGAAAAAGGACTTAAAGGCGAAATTGCTGAGGACTTTATATCTGGCCTCAAAAAGTTATTTGAATCTCATTACATTGATATTCCGGAAGAGAAATACAATGTGATTGAGGATCAAGCTGCTAAGATAGAGGAATTAAACAAAAAACTTAACGAATCTATTGAGAAAAATGTTGAACTTAACAAAGATAATGCTAAACATACTAGAGATGAAATCCTTGCGGATGTCGCTTCTGATTTAGCTGATTCTCAAAAAGATAAGTTTAATGGACTTGCAGAAAACGTTGAATACAATGGCGCTGCTGATTTCAGAAAGAAAGTAGAAACTTTAAAAGCTTCTTACTTTCCAAGAGATAAAGCAACGAGTGATGAAATAAATGATGTGGCGGGAACACAAGGAAATGTTGATTCAGATATGACTGAATCAATGGCTGCATATACCGCTGCTATTACTAAACAAAAAAAATTAGATATTTACAATAAAAAGTAAGGTTTAATTTTTGGTTAATTATAATTAACAATAAGATAGAGGAGAGATAGATATGTATTTATCTGAAGCTATACAACAAAAGTGGCAGCCAGTTTTAGACCATCCAGAATTACCAAAGGTAACTGATGGCTACAAACGTGCGGTCACAGCAATGGTATTAGAAAACCAAGAGAAAGCGCTTAAAGAAGATGCTCAGTTTATGTCTGAAGCAGCTCCTGCTAACGCAACTGGTTCTAATGTCCAAAACTGGAATCCTATCTTAATTAGCCTAGTTAGACGTGCTCTTCCTAACTTGATTGCATATGACGTATGTGGTGTGCAACCAATGTCGGGACCAACTGGATTGATATTTGCTATGAGAAGCAGATACGCAACTCAAGCTGGAACAGAAGCATTATTTGACGAAGCTGATTCAGATTTTTCTGGTAGAAACGCTGCTGGTAGTTCAGTTGACGGTTATTCAAGTACCGCTCACGCTGGATCTAACCCAGGAGTATTAAATGATGGTTCACCTGGTACCTACACAGCTGGTACTGGAATGACAACTGCTAAAGCTGAAGCTTTAGGAGACGCTAGTGGTAACGCATTCGCTGAAATGGCTTTCTCAATTGAGAAATCTACGGTGACTGCTAAGTCAAGAGCTCTTAAAGCCGAGTACACAATGGAACTTGCACAAGACCTTAAAGCTATTCACGGTTTGGATGCAGAAACAGAATTATCAAATATTCTTTCTGCTGAAATACTTGCTGAAATCAATAGGGAAGTTGTGAGAAGTATCTATGTAGGTGCTGAATTCGGTCAAGCAGATAACGATAACTCAAACGGTGCAATCAACACCACTACAGCTGGTATCTTTGATTTAGATACTGACTCAAATGGTAGATGGTCTGTTGAGAGATTTAAAGGTTTAATGTTCGCAGTAGAACGTGACGCTAACACAATCGCTCAAAGAACTCGTAGAGGAAAAGGTAATATAATTATCTGTTCTTCAGATGTTGCTTCTGCATTGCAAATGGCTGGTGTATTAGATTATACGCCTGCTCTTAATAACAACTTAAACGTTGACGACACAGGAAACACTTTTGCTGGAGTATTAAACGGTAAATATAAAGTTTATATTGACCCTTACTCTGCTAACCTTGGCGCTAACGCTTCACCAACTAAACAATATTATGTTGTTGGATTCAAAGGTGCTTCACCTTATGATTCAGGAATATTCTATTGTCCGTATGTACCATTACAAATGGTTCGTGCTGTTGGACAAGACACATTCCAACCAAAAATTGGCTTCAAAACACGTTATGGTTTAGTTGCTAATCCTTTTGCTGGTGCTGGTACTGGAGACTCTATTACAAGTGACGGCTTAACTGCTGCTAACTCTAATAGATACTACAGACGAGTTCAAGTTGCTAACATTATGTAAA